AGGATTATTTTTAGCTCCCGACAGTCGGGGAAATGGTGCGTTAATATTTGCGGAAAAAGAAAATGCTGACTTTAGCACTGTTGCAGGTCGAGATGTTTCACTGGTATTTTCACCTGTTTTAAACAATTCTGAAACAGAAGCTATGCGTATCACTAGTTCTGGTAGTATCGGTATTGCCCAAACTAATCCTATTTATCCATTACACATTAAAGATGCAGGTAATGCAGGTTCAAGTGATGAAAATGGTCAAGCATTTGACGCTAATGGTAGTATGTATTTTCAAACGAATAATACTTCCCAGATGTTTTTAAACGATAGTTCAGGAGCAGCAGGAACACATAACTATATTCTATTTAGATATCAAGGTGCAACGATTGGCGATATTGATACCACTAATAACACATTAATTAGATATAATACTTTTACAGGTGGTCACTGGTCACAGTTTCACGATGGCACAAATCCAGAATTAAAAAAAGGAACTGTAATGTCATTAACAGGTGATAAACTAGAATATTCTAAATGTGAAAAAACAATCACTAAAGAAGATGGAACAGAAGAAGTACAAAAATTTGAAATTGCAGGTACTCACGAAATAGGAAGCGAAGTCACTGTACCCAATGATGAATATGGTGAAGAAAATTCAACTACTACTGCCACTGTTGTTTCTAATTATAATGCAGACCACTTAGTCAAAGTAAAAGTATCCGATAGTGTAGCAGACAAAGGTGTCTATGGTGTTTGGGCAGGTAAATATAATGATGGTGATTTATCAGTAGAAGCACTCGGAACATCTACAATTAGAATTAAACAAGGTGAAGTTTTAGAAGTAGGTGATTTATTAGAAAGTGCAGGAGATGGCACTGCACAAAAACAATCTGATGGTATAATCAAAAATTCTACTATTGCTAAAGTCACATCACCAACACCAATTGAAACATTTGATGATAATAGTTTTCTAGTATCTTGTGTTTTATATTGTGGCTAAAGGAGTAAAAAATGTCTGACATAAAAATTGATGATAAAGAATACAAAATTGCTGATTTTAATGATGAGCAAAAAATAATAGTTCAAGCTATTCAAGAAAATATCAATCAGAAAAACGAACATCTCAAGAAAGCAAAAAATTCTGAAATTATAGAAAATTACTATAAGCAGAAATTAATTGACAGTTTAAAAATCAAATCTGACAAAGAGTAAGTTATGGAACTTAGTGATAAGACAACTGTAGGAATGCCTATAAGAAATCTTATTGCTATTGCTGTTTCCGTAGCACTGGGAGTATGGGCTTATTTCGGTGTCATTGAACGCCTCAATATTCTAGAAACCAACCGACAATTGATGGAAGCCGACTTACTCAAGAAGGCTGAACAGACACCGAAGAATTTAGAAATCTATATGCTCATTGAAATGAATGCAAAGCAAATAGAAAAACACGCTTTACAACTAGAAGAAAATTTACACACTCAAGTAATGCTAGACCATCTTGAAGAACAAGTAGAAAAACTAATGAAGGATGTCGAAAAACTAAAAGATGCGACAAGAGATATCCAATTTGCTAATGGAAATGGGCATTAATGTGGAAAGTAGTAATGGTTCTTTGTTTGTTCAGTGGTAATGGAGAACTGTTAGAACATACTTACACAACAGGTGTTGGAGAATGTTTAGAAAAGAAACGTATCATGAAACGCAACATGGGTCCAACAGTTATAATTACGTGTGGGGAAGCAGAAGCAGAACTAGAAGAAATTCAAGGAAAGATATTTATAAAAAGCATTCGTAAAATAAATCATGGCGAACATCATTAATATAAAGGAGAAGCATATGTCACTAAAAAAACTAGAAGAAGAAGTTTCTAAACTTCGCAAAGATAATAAGATATTGAGAGCAGAGAATAAAGAATTAACGACACATAATAAATTTCTTCTCGATAGATTAGAGACATGGGCAGAAAGAAACTTTCAAGAAAGACAAAAGTGGATGAACATGACCGTAGATGAAGTCATTGCGATTAACAAAAACAAACCTGATTATGCTAAGGAAAAAGAATTAGCCAAAGCATGGGATGAACAAAGTGAACGTGTATCTAAAATGAAGGTGGCAAACGGATGAAAATAGACCTGAAAACAATATTACCTTATCTTATACTCCTTGTGAGTATTGGTATGACATGGGGTATGTTTTCAGAAAGATTGGATGCAGTAGAAACTAAGATAGATGCAGTCACCCAAATGCAACAGGATATAGCCGTCATCAAAGAAAAGATTATGTGGATGGAAGCATACTTAATTAAAGGGAGTAATTAATAGTGGTTACAAGAATAGAACAAGAAAAAAAGATATCATCAAAGGTAAAAGCAGACCCTTCAAAATATATTCAAGCTATTACTGGGCAACAGATTTCAACACCTACTCTTGCTCCCGGTACAAGTGTTGCTGATAGGTTAGTTTTACAACAAGAAACTCCAGGTACAAGACAACAAGACATTAGTGTTGCAGGAGGTACAGCCGTATCACCAACAGGTGTGACAGCACAAGCTACTCAAGTTTCACCTGATGGTACAGTAATTCAACCAACAGCAGTTACAGGTGCAGTTCAAGCACCTTCTGTTGCGGAAAAGCAATCTGCTCAATACACTGCCGCCCAAACTTCTCAAGCCGTAGACACGGCACTTCAAGCTACCGAAGCATCACAATTAAATCCTGATGACCCTCGTGCTAATATTACTGCCGCACAACAAACAGCTTCATCTGTAGGAGATTTAAAATCAGCACAAGGTCAAGCCACCCTTATTGATAATCCTGTTCAAAGACAAATACAAGCAGGTGAATTAATTAGTGGAGTCGCTGATGCTCAAATAGCATCTCAGTTTACAGAACAAGTTCAAGCCGCACAAACAACACCAACAAAAGAAGCAACCGTTAAAGGTCAATTAGAAAATCTAATGGCTGACTTTGAGGGTGGTAAAACTCCCCCTTGGGCCGCAGGTGCAATGAGAGCCGCCACAGCCCAAATGGCCGCTAGAGGTTTAGGTGCATCATCCATGGCAGGTCAAGCAATTATCCAAGCTACAATGGAATCTGCTTTACCGATTGCTCAAATGGATGCTCAAACCCAAGCTCAATTTGAAGCACAGAATTTATCCAACAGACAACAAAGAGCGATGTTGGCCGCACAACAACGTGCAGAATTTTTAGGTTTAGAGTTTAATCAAGAGTTCCAAGCTCGTGTAAGTAATGCAAGTCGTATTAGTGATATTGCGAATATGAACTTTACAGCCGAACAACAAGTTCAATTAGAAAATAGTCGAGCCGTCAATACAATGGACTTGGCAAATTTAAGTAATGACCAAGCAATAGTCATAGCCGAAGCCAGTGCTTTAGCGAATATGGATTTATCAAATCTTAATAATCGACAACAAGCCGCTGTTCAAAATGCTCAGAACTTCTTGCAGATGGATATGGCTAACTTAACCAATGCTCAACAAACAGAAATGTTTAAAGCCCAACAAAGAGTTCAATCATTATTTACGGACCAAGCGGCCACTAATGCATCTTTACAATTTAATGCATCGAGTCAACAACAAACAGACCAATTCTTTGCTAATCTACAACAACAAGTCGTGTTGAATAATGCACAACGAGCTGATGCAATGACACAGTTTACGACAGCAGAGCAGAACAAAATCAATGCACAAAATGCCAGTAATCTGATTGGTATTCGTGAAGCTAATGCTCAAAGACAAACTGCTATTTCTCAATTCAATGCACAATTAAGAGATGCACGAGAAAAGTTTAACGTACAAAATCAATTAGTGATTGACCAATCTAATGTCGAGTGGAGACGAAACATTAATACGGCCAATACAGCCGCTATTAATGCCGCTAACCAAACCGATGCGGCCAACTTGTTAAACATATCTAACTTTGCCATGTCTAGTATGTGGCAACAATGGAGAGACGAGGCACAGTGGTCTGTTACTGCAGGTGAGAATGAAGCGGATAGAAAAAATGCTTTAGCCTTAGCCGCTCTAGAAAGAGATACAGAATTACAACTAGCCGATAAGAAAAGTGATGCCGCTATTGGTGAGATTATTGGTGATATTGTCAGTGGTATATTTAAAAATAAAATATTCGGATAATAATATAAGGAGATAATTATGTGGGAAAGTATATTAACAACCATAGCAGGAGCTGCCGCATCTAGTTTTTTTGGTGGGGGAAGTTCAAGTGACCTTTATGGAGATTCTGGAGAAGTAAGTTTAAAAGGCTACAGTCCTGGTATTCGTGGTGGAAGAACACCCATAGTTCCTGCTGGAAAAACACAGATGCCTGTTGCTTCCGATTATAGTATGTTTGTCAGACAATGGGAAAATTATTTAACAGCATATCAAAGAGGAAGAAAATAAATGGCAATTAGTAATTTTGATGCCCCTATACCCGGCCAATCTTTAACAGGTGAACCTAAAGGATGGTCTTGGGAAAGACCTCCTCGATTTGTAAAAAAAGAAGATGCCGCTTTATTTATATGGGATAAGTTACATACGCAAGACCAATTGGAAAGAATGATTGTTCTTTTAGATATCGGAGTATCGGTACAATCTTTAACAAAAACAGTTATCTTCGGAGGATTTGTCGAAGGAATGTATACGCCAGATTTAGCCGTATTATTATTTCCTATTGTGGAAAGAATGATATTTTCTATTGGTAAAAAAGCAGAAGTAAAAAATTTAGTTTTAAGTAAACCTAAAAAAGACAATACAAAAGAATTAGTCAACCAATTATTAAAATCTAGAAACATTGATGAAGATAGATTAATTGCTTTTGAAAAAGAAGAAGGTAGAAGACAAGAAGAAAAAGAAGAAAGTTTAGAAGAGATACAAAAAGGATTAATGTCTCCTAATAAAGAAATAGAAAATGAGGAGGATGAAGACTAATGGGATTATTAAGTAGTGCTTTTGCTAAAGGTTTTGTTAAAGGTGTCGGTGAAAATATAGTAGACTGGCAAGATGAAGTAAAAGAAAAAGAAGATTTATATAATGAAAATTTAACAAAAGCAAAAAGAAGAGTTAATGAAATTACCACAGAGCTAGGTAAGAAGTATGATGACACTGTGTCTCTCGTTAATCGATATGGTGGAGGTGCATTTGGTAATTACTTAGTACAAAATTATAGCTTTGACCAACTATCTGAGTTTAATAGTTATGCTCCTTCTGCTCAAGAAGAACAAATGAAAGAGATTAAATCTGTCTTTGATAAATTAGCAGATAAATCACAATTTACTAATGCAGAGTTTACTGAAACAGCAAAACAAAAATTAGATAAACAAGTAGAAGCTACAAGAACATCTAAAATTGCTGAAATAGCAGGTGAAGAACCTGTAGCACCTACTGGTAAAATAGGACAAGTTCTAACAGGCGGTATTCGTGCAGGGGCTGAAGCTGAAAGAGAAAAGATTATGGGCGGTTTTGCAGAACCAGTTACAACTGCAGAATATGCTCCTGTTGATAGAGATTTTCAAGCTACAATAGCTAATCTTTATACCCTACCTAAAAAAAATCAATATGAGAATATTATAGAAAATGATTTATATACTTATGATTCACAAACTAATAGAACAGAACCAAAGCCTGAAAAACAAAATATAATAGATGAGGCTCAAGTAGAAGTAAATGATATTGCTAACAGAGGTTTTGGTCAATATAGTGTTGTTCAATTCTTAGCTGAACAAAATTTTGCTAAAGATAATTCTGACTACAAACCAGTATGGCAAAACTATCAAGGAGAATTTACACCTAATTCTAATTATGCTTTAAACTTTGTTAATCAGTTTGAGGAATCTCTTTCTAATAATGATTTACAAACAGCACAAGAAGTTATTGAATTATTTACAGGTTCTGGAATACAAGGTAATCAAGAGTTAGCTCAAAAGTTACAGCTACAGTATGATAATTATGTTAAAGATATGACTGATGAAGAACAAGTGACTAAACAAGAAACAGTCACTGTTGATATACCTGAAGGTGAATTAATACAAAAAGGTAAAGTAAAAACCTTTGGTGCATCACAGTACGTTAGCCCAGAAGAAAGACTAAAAAATAGTCAAGTAGACGTAACAGAAGATTTTATCCAACAAGTAATGCAAAAAAATAATACGTCAAGACAAGGTGCAATTAATATATTAAAAGATTATGGTTATAAAAAATTCCCTGAAAAACAATCTGTCACCTCTACTGTAAAAGGCAGAATCAAAGGTGAATAATGGCCATCAACAAAGAACTTGAACAAAGGCTTCTCGAGAAGCAAAATAGGCTTTCTGCCAATCCTCTTACAGTAACTTCCCAATCTTTCAAAGGTAAAACATTTCAAGCTGACAATGACTTCATCAAAGGCATCGAGCCTGTTGAAGTTGATAATGATTTAAGCTACGCATTTAAGCTCGGCATAACCGATACCTTTCGTGGTGTTCAACAAATAGCAGGTGCGAATAAGGAAGAATTAAAAGCCGAACAAAAAAAACTTAATGAATTAATGAAAGGCCCTAATGGGAAAAAGGTAGCGGCAGCTTATTTTGCTGGTGCTTTACTTGACCCCGCAGGATGGTTGATACCTTTTGGTAAAGCAAAATATCTTTATCAAATGGGTAAATATGGTATGGTGTCAGGTGCAATTGCTGGTGCAACAGGATACGTTGATACGGAAGAAGGGCTATTTAAAGATAGAACAACCCAAGCCTTAGCAGGTGCTGTAGGTGGTGGTGTTATTGCTCCAGGTTTTGGAGCATTAAAAAATCTCGGTGTTAAATTAACAGGTAAAGGAAATATAATACCTTTGACTGCAAAGAAATCCAATCTAACTCCAGCAGAAAGTATTGAAAAAGGTTTAAATCAAGTACAAGTTTATGGTAAACAAGTAGATGAAGGTGTAGGTAGGCCTAAAATATACACAGAAGGAGAAAGAGTATTAACAAAAAGACCCGAGGAAGAAATAGGAAAAGAGATACCTTCTATTTTTGAATCTCTTGTCAATATTTTTAGAAAAACTCCAGTCGAAAAACAGTTTCCTAAAACAGAAGTTATTCCTGATAGACCTCAAGTCGGACAATTCGGAAGAGTTTATAATCTGAAAAAGAAAACTGTAGGATTTTTAGATGATATTTTTGCTAATTACGAAAAGAAAATAGGTTCAAGAATATTAGAAGGAATGAAAACAGGACAAGGAGCAGGTGCTGTTGGTGGAACAATTGTTGGATTTAATGTAGAAAGAGATGAACCTTTATCAACTCGATTAGGATTAGCTTTATCGGGGGGAGTGTTCGGTTATCTTGCAGGTAAAGCGGCCATGAAAGCTCCTGTTAAATCACGTAAAGTTCAATTTGTGGATGATGAGGGTAATACTCAAACTGTAGAAATTAAACAAAGACTATCGGATGTATTGGGCAGATTATTTGTTGATAAATACGGTTTAAGTAAAGATTATGTAAAGTTATTAAATAAATATGATGGAACTCAAAATAGTATTGCTAGTAACTTTGTTCGAGTAGCAAAGAAAATGCAAGAGTTAAATGAAAATGAAAGAAGAATTTTATATAATATGTTGGAAGGCGATAATATTACACCTGTTGATACTGGAGTTCTTAAAGATTTAAAAGTTGAAGCAAGAAAACTAATTGATGAAATGGGTCAACGATATGTTGACTTAGGCTTAATTACTCAGAAAAGATTTGATGAAAATAAAGGTTCATACTTAGGAAGATTATACACAAAATATGATGACCAGATAAAACAAATAGGTGATGAATTAAAACCAAGAGGATTATTAGAAGAAGATAAGTACACAGCAAAAGATTGGTTTTTAAAACTCAGTAAAGAAAAACCTACCATTGATGATAAACAAATTCTTAGTGCTGAAGGTATTGAACATAAAGGTTGGGAGTTATTTGGAGATTATGAAATTGGAAGACTAGTTAAAGGAAAATTTGTAGAAGATAAAAATGGAAATGTTATTAGAAAAGTTTTACAAAGAGACCCTCCTACTGTTTTAGAAAAAAGAGAAGGTATTAAAGGAAGAGCTTCAAAAGCACAAATACTTCAACCTGATGATACTATTTCAGTACGTTGGCAATACACTAAACCTGAACGACTAGCTATAGGTGAAATTGAAGATGCCGCTATTGCGATGGAATACACAGGGCAAGTAATGGCTAACACAATTGCTAAGTATTCTTTTTTTAATGATATTGCTACAAAGTATGGTAAGGTAGCCAAAGGAGTTAAAGAAGAAATAGTAACAAACAGTAATAAATTTTATGACGAAATAACAGATGAAGATTTAAAAACAGGTTTATGGAAACAGATTCCTAAAGGAATTGTTCGAGGAACAAAAGTTCAAAAGTTTGGTAATCTTTCAGGTAAGTATGTTCCTGAAGATGTTTACAATGATATTGTGGCAGGACAAAGATACCAACAACAATCATCTAGTTATTTTTATAAAAAATATAGAAAGTTAAATAGTCTTTGGAAGTCTAGTAAAACAGCATGGAATCCTACAGTGCATATTAATAATGTTTTTGGTAATTTCGTATTATCTGACTTAGCAGGTGTTCCTTGGTCCAGTTTACCTGAAGCTATTAAAGCATTAGTACAACACGGTAAAAAAGGAAAAACTTCTCAATTAGTTTTAGATGCTATTGAGCATGGTGTGTTTGATGCTGACTTTGTGAGAAAAGAATTAAAAAACTTTAGAGCAGAGGATTTAGCAGATGTGTACAGGTCAAAAGCAAATGCAGATGGTTGGGATACTTCTGTTAATATTGCAACAAAAATATATAATAAGATAAAAAATAATTCTATCACCAGTAAATTAGAAGATTGGTATAGACTTGAAGACCATATATTTAGACTTAATGCTTTTGCCCATCGTATTAAAATGGGTGATACATTTGAAGATGCGGCTCTATTTGCACGTAAACATTTTATTGATTATGATATTGACGCACCTGTGATTAACTGGGCTAGACAAACAGTAACTCCATTCTTGGCCTTTACATATCGAGTTATTCCTTTATTAATTGAATCAGCCGTACTACGACCTCACAAGTATTTTAAGTATGCCGCTTTAGGTTATGGATTAAATAAACTAGAAGAGATGTATGGTGGTGAGGAAGCTAAAGTAGAAAGAGCTTTACTACCTGAGTATGAAGCAGGTACTATTTTAGATTTACCTTTCATGCCAAAGAAAACAATTCGTATACCTGTGAAGGACCAAAATGGTAGACCCAAGTATCTAAATATACAAAGATTTTTTCCAGGTGGTGACGCCTTTAGTTGGTCAGGAGGTAATCTTGTACCTTTCTTACCTGAACCTTTACAACCGAGTGCAGGTATTGGTGGTGATGTTATTAGTTCCTTAATTGGTTATGACTTATTCTTACAAAGAAAAGAACCCGGAAGAGGAACAGGTGATGCTTTACAAGAGACAGGGATGATAATGAGCAGTTTAGGTAAAAAGTTAATACCTAACTTCCCCTTTATTCCTGGAGCGTACTCTACTAAAAGATTAGAAAGAGCATTACTCGGAGACGACTCGCCTTATCGTGTACCTCAAACAGAATTAGAAGCATTACTCAATGCTTTTGGTATTAAAGTAAGTAACAAAAGTCTTGATACATTAAAACTAGGAGCAAGAAAAGATTTAGAAAGAAAGATTAATATAGAAAAATTTAAAATTAGAACTGCTAAAACTAAATTAAATGCAGGACAGATTAACATGGCAGATTTTGATAGAATAATTTCTAAACAAAGAAAAAATATATTCGATTTAGTAGAAGAATATAAATTAAGACTAGAAGGATTTGACCCTTATGGTACAAGACTACGTGATGATACAACAGGGTTTATGAACTCAGGAGATAGAGTAAGTTCCTATAGTTTAGAAGATAAAAAAGATAAAGAATTTAACTTTAAAGAAGAAATGTTAAAAATTAAAAAAGCAAGGGGGCAATAAAATGTTTGGTGGATTACCAGTAGAAATGCTTACAATGTTAGGCTCTAGCTTACTCGGTGGACTTATGTCTATCTGGGGGCAAAGCATTAAAGCAAAACAAGAAGAACAAAAGATGTTATTGGAACGTGCAAACTTTCAGATGAAAGCCGTAGAAAGTGCAAGGACCTATGAGAATAAAGGATTTCAATTTACAAGAAGAATCATCGCATTAACAGCAGTTTTTTTTATTATAGCATGGCCGAAGCTAGTGCCAGTTCTATTCGATACTCCAGTCATCTTGACATGGACAGAGTTTACACAAGGGTTCTTATTCTTGATAGAGAAGAAAGAAGTGTTAATGGACAAATCATTCTTAGGTTTAGTGATAACACCTCTCGATACACATCTCATGTCTGCGATTGTAGGCCTTTATTTTGGTGGGAGTTTAGTAAAGAAATGATAATTGATGAAATAGTAAATGAATTATCAGCACCTGATGAAGAAGGTTTTAAATCATCTATCTATGACGACTCTACAGGAAAAATTGTAGAAGCAGGAACTCCTATAAATGAAGAAGGAAAATTACCTTCAGGAGGAAATCCAACCATTGGAACAGGACATTTAGTTACTCCAGAGGAATATGAAAATACATACAAAACAGGAAAAATGTATAAAAAATCAGAACTAGATGAACTATTAAAAAAAGATGTAGAAGAAAAATTAAATACAGTAAATAATATTATATCTAAAAAATACGATAACAAACCAGTAACAAATGATGTTAAAAAAATACTAGTAAAAACTACATTTTGGTTAGATGCACCTAATAAATTTCCTAAATTTTTCGACTCTATGGTAAAAGGAGATTTTAAAAATGCAATAGATAATTTAAAATATACAAACCCTGAAGAATCAAAAGAAAAATATACTAAAATATTTGAGCCTGAAAAGGGTATGGCAGGATTAAAACAAAGAACTTTAAAGTATATAGAAGCTATTAATCAAATAATGAAAAATGATTTAGGCGAGAATGCTCAAGCACAACGACCTTTAAACTCTATACCTAATAAATTTTTTGCAGAAATATAAGTTATACTAATTTAAACTATTAACAAACTTAGTCATATCTTCTGCTAGTTCGTCAAACATAAATTTAGTTTCTTGTGAGAGGGCTACCAAGATATTGGTGTGTTGATATTTAGGATATTCTTTTACTAATGTTTCATAAAGTTTATGGTGATTGACAGTATCATAATCTAGAACTAAATCAAAGTCTCTGTTAACACCAATCTTAAACTTTCCAACATTAATTAAGAAATCATATTTTCTTCTTATCAGATTCTTGTGTTGTACCACTTTCCTTTCTCTCCTCTAACTTGAGTAAGCTATCCATAATTCTAAAGACTTCACCATAAGGTCTAGTCCACAAATACTTTAAGACTTCCTGTCTTATATCTTCACTTATTAAATAGGTCTTCATTTCTTTTCTTCTCCTTTTCTTTTTCAATCTTCTCTATTTCTGTATTGATGATGTTATAAATATCATCAAAGAATACTTTAAGATTAGCGTAGGTTATTTCAAACACACTTTTCTCTTTAGCATTCTTCATTTCAAACGCATCTAAAGATACTAACAACTTCCCTGTAAAGGGGTCTTTAATTACTCTCATATTTTCTAATCAACCTTTGCAGATACCACTCTGCTTTTTTTAAATCTTCTACACCATTCTTTCTTTTAAATCTAGTAACGTACTTAATCACATTACCTTGGAAATAATCCATGTTGTTTGATTCTATATAATCAGCAGTTTCAATGCCTTCTTTATAGTAAGAGGGATTAATCTTATCCATAGTTAGCTACATCAATCAAGTCTTTGATAGGAACTAACCAACCCCATGATGTATTGTTATCACCACCAGGAACAGAACGATACTTATTCTTGGCAATAATCTTTTTTAATCTTGATGTTTCTAAAGAGATAGCAAAACAAAACTTCTTACCTTTGTATAGATTAATAGTCCAGTATTGAGCTTCGGTCTTATTGATTCCACTATCCTTTCCTCTACTTTGATATTCACAAAAATGATTACCACTCTTAATCCATTTATCTATCTCAGACTTAACTTCTACCATATCTCCGTCTAGGATTTCACCGATAACCTTTTCACCTTTTTTACCAACAACTAAGTCAGCCTTAAAATTACTTACGTATTCCATTAATCCTCCAATTCTAAATCTAAAGTAGGTATATAGATTTCCTCTATTTTTTTTAACTCTTTATCGCTAGGCTCATATTCTATATGTTCTATGTTTTTATTAGGTTGAATTATTTTTCCAACCTTTTGTTCCCAAAGGTCTTGTTCAATTTCTTTCTTAATTATTTCTTCTAAAAAAGTATTGTCTTTCATTAGTTTAACTTTTTTCTCCAATCTTGAATACTAATAATTTCAGCTTTACCATTAGCACCGAGTTCTTTTTTCTTTCTATTTATTTCCCTAACACTCATCCCTATTTCATAGACCATGTCAGGGTCATCTAAAGCAATTTGGCAAAGGCCCATTGCTACAGTATAACACATCTTTTTTTCTTCGGTATCTTCTACATAATTAGAATCAAGACCACAGGCAAATCGATTATCGCCAAAAGGTCTTACTATAATGACAACACTCTTGTTGTCTACAGGCACGTCATCCTTCATGAGCTGTCTCCTTGGGTGTATTAATTTCAGCATACCAAAGATACTTAGGATTTTTGGCACTGGATTGTTGTTGGGGCAAGTATTGAATGTTATCACCCCAACATTTATGTTTATAAGGGCAGTATGAGCATATTGAGGACAAGACTTTATTACCTGTTTTCTTACGGTAAAAAACTTCTTCTTCTAATTCATAACACTTTTTAAAGGGGGCATCTTCCATTAAGGCTTTTATGTTCTCATTTACTTTTGCTAATGCTTGAGAACGATACTCAGCATCATCCTCTGGAGGCTCGGTGACTAACATCTCACCTGTAGCTTTGTTGACTACAATCCAACCTCCAAAGGATTTACCTGTGGCTTCCGAATACAGATATCCTTGGGAAAGATATCCGAAGACATCGTCTTCAGCAATTTTGTGAAAACCACCACCATTTTCCCCAAATTTTTTTTCAAAAGCAAAAGGTGAAGCTGACTTGATATCATAAACCTTATCATCAATAATGATATCATATGTACCTTTAATGTCAAAGTATGGAGTATTTAATTGTACTTCACCTTGAACACCTTCAATCTTTGCCTTCACAGTTCGTAGCAACATCACTACAACTGCTTCGATGATATCTCCAAATAAGTTTCTTAGTTTATGATTATAATTCTCATAAGAAACAATGGAGTTATCCCCTGAATATTTTTTATCCATTTGTAATTGGCATAAAGGTTTGCCAACATTGGACATTCTAATACGAAACTCTTTTTCTCTCTCGCCTGTAAACTGCTTCACGACTGCATCTTCACAGTCTTTCTTAAACATCTCAATAATATTTTTAGGTATAGCAACAGGCTCTCGTTGAGCCTGTGCTAAAAATGATTTTACTTCTTCTAAGAAGGTCACGCTGACATTTCCTTTAAGATATCATCATTCAACATGTCTTCTTCTGTGACTTGTTGATTCTTTGCAGAGTTATGTTCACTCTTGACATAATCGTTTTCTTGTTTGACATGTTCCAAAAACTGAGATAGTATTTGTTTATCCTCATCAGAAAACTTTACATCTTTATTTGAGTCTTTAATCTTTGCAATAAAGTAAGAGACGCTACCTTTTGTATGTTTTTCTGTTCCGTCAAATTCCAAAACAGTATTATACATAATCTTATTTCTTTTCGATAGGCTCTTTAATTGGTCACCAATCGGTAAGAAGTTTACACCTCGTACTCTATAAAGGACTGGCTCATTCGTTAGAGATTTGTCTTCACCTTTGGAGTTCTTTCCTTTAATGGTGACTAGACCAAACACATTACGATAGCAAGTAATCTTATCTTGTTCTATCTTGGATGCAGGGTCAAGGTTTTCTCGTAATGCTTTCGGTACACTACCACATGCATCTGTACCATTCGTATCAGGTTTAGCATCTGACCAACTGGTAAACATTACGGACTTATAGTTATTTTCTTCATTCTCTTCATCATATTTATTATACTGAAAGGTATTCAGAAAGGGTCGGAAGAGAACTTTCTCTGCATAGATAATTCCATGCTTGGGGGAATCAACTTTATACAACCCCCGTTTTATTAGATTACCGTCTGCGTCTTCGGTATCATAGTTAATAGACAATCTAGATAATGATGAGCCACCACTTTCGGTGTCTTGGCCCAGCATTGACATCAGCTTATCATTGGATAAGTTATCTAGATTTGATATTAGTTCGTTGGACATTATTATGTACTCCTTTTATATTTATATTATATCATATAACTGTGGATAAGTCAAGCCAATTTTCACCTTTTTTTATTTCAAAATCTAAGGGAACATTTAGCTCACAATTGTAACGGTGTAACAATGAATCTTTGACATTGATAAACCCTGTTTTTACAATGCTTATGACATGGTGGACCTCCTCGGGATGAACATCTAGGATAACAGAATCATGAACAGTATTGATTAATAAACTTTTCATTTTTCTTTTCTTTAACAACTCCCAAACATTGATACAGGCAATCGGAACAATATCCGCAGTAGCAAATCCTTGAACAGGATAGTTCTTAATGGCTGTGGCTTGGGTAGTCGAGCCGTCTTTTCTTCGGTAAACATTAGGGAAGTAGTATTCTCTTCCACTAGGCAGTTTAACTATCTTTGTTTTAAAGGCAGTATCTTGTAGGACTTGATGCCACTCCGCTATTTGTTGATACTTCTTTAAGAACTTCTCATAGTATTCCTTTTCTTTTTTCTTACCCATCATTCCACCATATAAAGGTTTAAAGGTATGGGCTTTGGCATCTTGTCTTGAACATCCTATCACATCAGCAGTGTATTGATGCACATCAACTCCGTCTTGAATATCCTTCATGCCTTGATTGTCTTGAGCTAAGAATACAGCCGTTCTAAATTCTAGCTGAGAGAAGTCGACTTCTAGTATCTGCCCACCTTCAAAGCGAGATTTGATAACTCTTTTCACAGGAAACTTATCACCTCTGGGCATATTTTGGAAGTTAGGTTTAGAAGAAGAAAGTCTTCCTGTAGTGGTAACATGTTGATTAAAAGAAGGGTGAAGAATATTATTATCTTTTACATTCTCTTGAATACCTGTAACAAAAGTATTAAGATAAGTTTCTACCGCACTGTAACGAATGATAGAATTAATAAAATCTTTCAACGTACCTTCGGCATAGACGCTAATTCTTTGTAGTGTTTCCTTATCTGTTTTAAATCCCCCTTGAGATACATCTTGAACACTGTTAGACTTCCAACCAAAACCTGCGGGGGCTTGAGTTTCGGTAAACAACATCCCTTCCCCTGAGCAAGAAGAACACTTCGATAGTTTAGCAAAAGGTGTTCCGTCTTTTTTTATCTTTCTTACATGGCCAACCCCTTTACAATCATCACATTGTCTTGCAATGGTTTTAAAGATAGGGTCAGTATACTTGTTAACTAATTCATGAAAGGCTCGGTCAGTCATCTTAGGTCTTCTCTTTTGTTTCTTTGTTCTTTTATCAATACCAATATTAAATAAACTAGACCATAGATTTTTATCTTGAACTTTACGAGAGTAAATAACCTTTGATAAATCCTCAGTGGAAGATAGATTAATCTTCGTATCACCCATAACTTGAGCAATGATTCTATCAATCTTATTTTTGAGCTGATAGTATTCTTGGTTTAATTCTTTTTCCACTTGCTTGAGTTCAGCTAAATCAATATAGTTTCCATTACATTCCATATCAATTAAAACCCGTAGGAAATCATTCATTAAATCTCTCGTAGGAATTAATCCACTGTTAGCTCTTTGATTATATAATCTTACTTGTGTAAGATATAGTTCTTTGGTAATCTTGACATCCTGTCGACCATAGTTTTCTAAATGCTCTAAAGGAATCTCATCAATACCATAACCGTCTTCCATGTAGGTAGCTAGGATATCTGACTTTAAATTAATCATATGTCTTTTACAACATTCTTTTAAAGACAAAGACTTATCCTTCATCCCTCTCATGATAATATATTCAGCTAACATAGTATCATAAAGTTTTCCGGAATAGGTAAATCCAAATTCATAGAGCCATGACATATCAAACTTTAAGTTATGGCCAATGACGAGAGTAGATTCATCTAAAATGCTTTGGACTTTCTTTTTGTTTTCATTTATTTTATTTACATCTTTCATATCCTTATGATAAAAAAAGAAGTATTCATCATTAATTCCAATACTCACTAACCGATTGTTAGGATTAAAGGGAGAGGGGTCACCTTCCTTGGTGACGGTGGTTTCTATATCGAGAGTCGTTATCACTGTGTACATCCTTTCTATGTAAATGAAGTGAACTGAGATAAAACAGGAATAAGTCTTGCTTCAAATTCTTTGTGGTTTCCTGTCAGTTTGTTTTTAGAAATTGTTATTTGTCGAACAGAGGCATCATTAGGGTCTTCATTACCTTCATCAAGTTTACCTATACCCACAATCAAATCAGCTTCAGCCGCCTTGCCTGTCTTGGAGTTAGCCATAACATTAAAACTTAATCGTGTTCGACCATGAGCTTCAGCCGATGCTTGAGATAAACCTATTAATAAAACATTATGACGTTTGGCTATCTCTCTTGCTTGAAGATAAACCTCACCTAATTTTTCATGAGATGCATTGTATTTACCTGATACATTTATCTTATCTAATTGGTCTACAATCAGAATGTCAACATCATTATCTTTACAATGATTGTTTAAATCATCCATAGTAATCCCTACACTATCATGAGTATGAACATAATCTCTAATTTTTTTCCATTCACTAATCGCTAAGTCTTTACTGCCGTTAAGAATCTCAGATTGTTTATACCCACTACAGGCATTAAGTAATCTTACTTGTGTACGAATGGCAGGTTCTTCATTACAAAAGATATGAACATTTTTCTTTTGCCATGCAAACCCACCTTCATTAGCAACGAGGCTAACCCAAAAGGCCGTCTTTCCACTTTCAGGTCTAGCAAAGACAACCATAAAGTTACCTCGACCAATACCGTCTGTAGCATTTTGAAGAGCATAGATATTAAATTTAAATTCTCTTTGTTTGCTAACGGCCTCTAGCATTTCATCAACATCGGTGGTCACTTCAGTGCTATTCTTCATTTCAAAATGTTCTTCGTCAATATCATTGAGAAATCTTTGTATCTCTTTGAAGCTATGTTGACTTGGATTATTACCAATGGCAATACAAAGTTTAGACATTTCATCTGCTTTGTTCATCTTATACATACTCTTAATAGCATTCTCAATAACACCTTCATTCATGTCTTTGATTTTTTCAATCCGACTTAATAAATCTTTGATACTATTCTGGGCCTGGAAACTCTGATTAGCAAAATAAGTATTAAACAAACTTAATTGTAAATCACTAATACTAATTTCTTCTATCTCAGGATTGTCTTCATAGATTCGAGTAATAGCATTGTAGATATCAGCTCCCCCATTAGTGAAGAAAGAATCTGATATAATCTTTTTGATTCTGTTGAAATATTTTTTTTGTAATATGATTTTTAAAACATAAAGTTTTAAACTTCCGTCTTCCATTGTTCCCTTTCTATATAAACTTTACTTAACTTTACATTTCTACTAAACCCACATGAAAAACAATAACCTTGAATATTAAAAAATCTTTTAAATTTAAAATCGTCTTTCTTTATTCTCAAAGATTTCTTTCTAGATTTACATGAAGGGCATGTAATATATTTATTTTTCTTACACATGTAAGATTTAATAATTTAACTCCAGAAGTTTAGCATTCATTTTGCATTTTGTCAACTCTAACTTTGTTAAATCCTCAGTATCGCAATCAAGTTTATTAGATTCAATAGGTGGT